AATTTATTTTCAAATTCTTCTTGAGTAAACCCAGAGTAAATTTTTCTACTTCTTTGTTTATTGTATTCTTTTTTATTTTGTTTAGCCGCTTCTGAAAGATTTCTATTGCTTTGACAATACTTACATATGCCATTAATTCCATCTTTAGAAGCCTTATTATTACAGAAATTATCAAAAGTCTTTTCAACTTTACAGGCATAGCAACGTTTCATTATTGTCTCACTTTGTATAATGTAGACGAATGGGAAATTTGTCTGAAAGTTTGAGTGACTCATCGTTAAGGCGCTGGTTGTATAGAGCGTAGATATAACGAGATGAGTTAGCGCCAGCTGCACCTGGAACCTTGCTATCTGCCAAATCTGCTTCAGCAGAGGTCAAGTTGATACGACCTGGATCTACGTATGAGAGCAGACGGTATGCAGCACCGAGAGTAATTACATCGCGGCAAGAGTCTGGCAACCCAGTAACATCTGCAAAGTCATCAGTATTAGCATCCATCGTAGATGGGTTTGCTGCATACCAAACCTGTACAGTTCGTCCGGGCTGAATGTTCTCGTAGATATTCACAGTCTTCTGTGAGTTAAAGGTTGGTGTGTTAGCCATTAGATCTTGGCGCCAACGGTTGATTGGCAACCATTCTCTAGATGAACCAGTTGTCTGCCAAGACATATAGATAACGTTCTGGCAGTCATCTGGCAAAGCATAAGTAGTTTGGCTTGCGTTAAAGGTAAAGGTAGTTGAGTAGATAGCCCACAACTTAGGATAGACCGAGTTGATCGTATCGTTGATAGCCTGCTTAATCATTGTGCGAGGAAAGGTTGGAGTTAGCACAACCTGTGAATACTGGGCGTGAGGTGCAGGACTTGTGTTCTGGTAACCACGACCAAAGCCAGGAGCTGCATTAAGCGTATTGCTTGCCTTAACAAAGTTATCAATCCAGATTAGTTCGTCATCAATTTCAATGATGCCTTTAGCAAGGTTATCTGCTGAACCAACCTGAATAGCGGTATCAGTAGTTGTTATCGCTGAGTCGAGATAGGTAATGCGATCTTGGCGCAGGGTGTATCCGGCTAGGGAAGATCTAACTTCCTGTACCATTGAATCAAGTGTTGCCATTGTTTACCTTTTCCTCATAGAACCGAAGGTTGCTTGCTAATCGTTTTTCGTTAGGGTCTAGCTCTACTGCTTTTCTACCGTGTATTACTGCTGTCTCATAGTCACCTAGTTGCCAACTGCTGATTGCAATAAAGTCATCAGCCATTGGACCCCAAGCCCAAGACTCTGCTAAGAATGACATTGGCTTTGTGTTGTACTCCAACGCCTTCTTAGAAACTAATAGGCACTCATCCCACTTCTTGTTAACGTAGTAGTAGTTAGCAAGGGCTAGGATTGATTCTCTACTTGGGTATTCTTCTGTACCCCGCATCAGCCATTCTTCTGCATTGCGTGCATCTGCCTTAGATAAGATGCGGCACGCTGCGCTTTTCTCTTCTGGAAAGATTGATAGTTCTAAATACTTCTTCAGAGTCTCTGTGGACTCCTTGTACTGCTGGTGGTACGACTGCTCCCGACCAAGGTAGTACAAGTTGCGAGCATCTGGATTCTCTTTGACCGCAGCCTCTAGTAGAGTTAAGTACTGCGCTCTTGATTTAGTTTTATCCTGCAGGTGGTGAGTCTCAAAGCCATCTATTCTTACCTTGACTTCTTCACGTTCTTCATACCACTCAGGTACTTCGTGTATCGGATACTTCCATCTGATACCTCTGCGACGGTGAACCTTAAAGCCATCAAACTCTGAAGCTACTGAACCATCTTCGTTAAAGGCTTCGATGCGTCGGTATGACGGACGATCAATACCTAGATCGTGAGCCTTCTCTAACGCCTTGCGCCAGCCCGGTGTAAGTACTTCATCTACATCAAGTGCTACGCAGTAGTCAACATCTTCTGGTACTAACGCAAGCGAAGCGTTTCTTGCATCATCGAACCTAAATGGTAGAACCCTAATCGGTACGACAGTGATGCCCAGAGAGGTAGCGATTTCGACAGTTCTGTCGGTAGAACCTGTATCGGCAAGCAGGTGGTAGTCGGCTTCCTTAGTGGAGTTGTACCAACGCTCAACGTGCTTTTCCTCATTCTTACTAATGGTATAGATCGCAATTTTCATATTGAAATTATACCTTAACTATGCTATATCGCCCACGATCAAGAACGTGTTACTTGCTGTACAAATCACTGTTGCAGCTGACTTGTTGGCTCTTAACTTTGGCGCTGTTGTTGTGGCACCTGCTGAAAGAATTGTTACTCCAGCACCTTGTGCGAAAGTCACTTGACCTGCTCCGTATTGTGCTACGTGTACTTGATCTGTTGCACTAAAGACTGACGGTGGAACTGTAACTGTAATAGCAGCAGCGTTATTCATTGTGACTAGGTCATCCTTGTCACCGATTGCTAAAGTATATGAAGTTCCAGTTTGGGTATTAAAACCTACTAGGTTAGATCCTGTAGCTCCGGTGGGACCAGTTGGTCCAGTTGCGCCAGTAGATCCGGTAGGTCCAGTAGGGCCTGTTGCTCCCGTTGCTCCTGCACTGCCTGTAGCACCTGTAGGTCCAGTCGCTCCTTGCGCACCCGTTGCTCCTGTCGCCCCTGTTGGCCCTGTAGGGCCTGTATCTCCCGTTGCACCTGTTGGTCCAGGTACTGTGCTAGCAGCGCCTGTAGCGCCTGTTGGACCCGTAGGACCAGTATCTCCTGTCGGACCTGTCGGTCCAACTAAACCTGTTGGGCCTACTGGCCCTGTGTCACCAGTTGCTCCTGTGGCACCTGTGGCACCAGTTGGTCCAGTCGCTCCCGTACTTCCTGCAGGACCTGTAGGTCCTGTTGCTCCTGTGCTTCCAGTAGCTCCCGTAGCACCTGTGCTTCCTGTGGCTCCAGTGGATCCTTGTGGGCCAGTCGGTCCAGTAGATCCTGTGGGTCCCGTTGCACCGGTTGCACCCGTTGGGCCTGTGGCTCCTGTTGGGCCAGTGTCTCCAGTTGGACCAGTAGGCCCAGTAGCGCCAGTATTGCCAGTGGCACCAGTGGCACCAGTAGCGCCTGTAGAACCTGTTGCACCTGTTGCTCCTATCGGTCCAGTTGGGCCTGCAGGCCCTGTTGGTCCTGTAGCACCCTGACCACCTTGTGGTCCTTGGTCTGCTGCAAAAGTTACTGAGACTTGTGGAGTAATGGATTCGATAACAATTATTGTCTCGCTCATACTGTCACTCCCGGAGTCACGATAAATTTACCTTCTAAAATTCTTGTAACGGTTACACCTGATGTAAGTATTAGGTCATAGACGTAACGGCTTGGTGTTAGGTTGGTATCAGTTGCAGAGAAGTTAACTGTTACTCGACCCGCATCGTTGTTAAGTGTGATCTTGCCATTAGCAGTTGTGGCAAGCAAAGTTGTTGTAGTGGAATTACTGAATGGCTTTACAGTCATAGTTGCGCTGTAACCGTTTAGGTTCCAAGGAGTTGAGTCATCTTGGATGACGAACTGGAATGTGAATGTAGTTGCTTGATCGCAGACTAGGTTATATTTCGCACTCAAGAGCTGAGTCCTTGGAGAGCAGCGTTCGCAGTGAGGCCAGTAGTACCAGCGATGTAATTACATACACCGCTATAGTCAAGATGGGTATTCGCACTGCCCGAAATGCCCGCAATATCATTTAGTACTCCTACTGTGTCTGTGTGCTTTGTGGTTACGCCACGTGCCGCAGCCCAAGCGCGGGCTGCTCCGGCTTCATCAAGATATGAAGAGATAGGAGGATAGGTGCCACCATTTGCTAATCTATTTAGTTCTGCTACAAGGGTTGATCCTGGATTACCTGTTGGCACCTATCTACCTCACTTCTTCTTTTTACGAGCTGCTGCTGCGTTATCTATTAGGTTGGGATAAGGACGACCTTTTGCTTTAGCCATAGCCTTAGCCGCAGTCTTCTGAGCAGGGGTTAATTTCTTTGATGTCTTCTTAGGGTTCTCTTGATCCCAAAATGCTTTCTTCTTCATTAGCAATCCCAAGCCCTTCGTGCTTTGTTTAGTCTGCTATTAGGATCCTTGGCTGCCTTAGGAAACATCTTGGCTTGGCCAGCAGATCTAGCGCAGTATGATTTTCTACGTGCCGCAGCCTTAGGCGACTTCTTTGCCTCTGCTGCTTTTACTGGTGGTTTAAGATTACTACCTTGTGCTTTAGCGCTAGCACGACCCTTAGCGTTAAGGCCACCCTTAGGGTTCTGGCCTTCTTTACGTTGCCACGCTGGAGTCTTAGCCATTTACTTACACTTACACATTTTCTTAGACTTGCCACACTTCTTGCACATTCCTGCCATTGGCTTCTTCTTCATTATTTCTTTCCTCCGACACCTGTAGAGATTGACTCGTAAGTCATATACTTACGGTTTGATGCAAACTGCTTATCTGCTGAAGGCCACGCTGAAACTTCTTCAACGTTCTTAACGAGCTGTACGCCGTTGTCCTTATCGTCCATATCTTTCATTTCTTACTCCTTGTATGTGAGGTTAGTTCCATCAAAGGCTTTGCCACCTTCGTTGGAAATTCTGACGGCAGCATCAATATCAGGCTGTCTGGTTGAACGCGGTTCAATACCCTGACGCACTGCGTCGTAGTAGTTACCTAGTTCCTTATCGTGAGACTTAGCAGACTGGTATCCGCGAGTAGTGGCTTCTCCAGTACTAAGAGTTAGACCTTGTGCCTTGCAACCAAAGCAGGGATCTACGTCACACTTGCTGTGGTCTGGGTTTGAAAACCATTCAGACTTAAAAGGTATATCAGAGATTACGTCGCAGTTTGTGCAGCCGTACTTAGATACGATCTCTTTGACATCGCCATCTACTAGGTCGTAAGACCATTCAAGAACTTTGCTTGTGTGATTGCAATCCATTAGACCACCGGTGTTAGGTAATCGCTGTAACCAGCGTCAATGAGAATATCTGCCTCAGCATCAGTTAGCGTGTAAGCGTGACCACCAAGGTAGTAAGTATCAGCATTGGCTAGGTCATCCTGATATGGAGTTCTGCTTTCAGTAACGGTTGTACCGTTTACTAGAAGTGTTACTCCACGAGGTACATCTGTAAGAAAGGATGGAATAGCGCCGGTGTATGAACCACCTGCAAGTGGACGTCCTGCTAAGCGAGCATAGGGATTGAAGTAAGTGCTATCGCACCAAGTTTCATTCTCCCAAGGAGTAACTAGCGTGTATGGCATTTCATTCCTTTCATTGGTGATGGAGGCAGGTTTGACCCTGCCCCCACCGTTGCACTATTAGTTAATAGATGAAGCTGACTCAATACGATAGAGTGCTGCTTCACGGAGGCGTGCAAAGCCACCCATATAGTACCAACCGATTGTACGGAAGCGACGAAGTGCATCAATCTCTGGTCCAATGATGGTAGAGATATCTTGTCCTTGTGCTTCAGCAAGTGCTTCACGACCAGCGATAACAGCCTTGTAGACGTTAACTGATCCTGAGTTTGCAGCGAATGGCACGCGAGGTGTTTCTACTACAAATGCACCTTCGATTACGCCGACTGCACCAGCCACGAATGGTGTGCGATCTACGTACTGGGTGAGTGCCTGGAAGCCGCCAGTGCCTGATTCAGCACGAAGGTCAGCAGCCTGACGTGGGTGTAGGTATGCAGCGTACAAGTCATTGATACGTGGCACAGCCTTGTTTGTGCGAAGCTGTGTGACAGCCTCACGGATATCAGCAACAGCCATTGTCATTGAAGATGTGATGGTGTTGGTTGTTGTAGCAGTTCCTGCGTAGATGACGTTTGAGCCACCTGTGAGAACTGATGCAACTACAGAGTCAATAGAGTCTGCTGAGTTGTAAGCGATGATGTCAGCAAGAGCTGAGTCAACATCGTTGAATGAAGTTAGGTTCAACTTCTTTGTTGTTGTTACTGCTGAACCGTATTCGTTCAGAGTTACTGTAACCTGATTTGGGTTACCTAGTGCAATGCTTGATACATCTGATGTTTCTGTCAATGTAGATGTTGCTTGTGCAAGATCTGAATAGATAGAGAACACAACTGATGAACCTGGCATCGCCTGTTGTACTGGCTTGACATCTGCAATCGCACGCATTACCGGGATGCTACGAAGAGCCATACGAACATATTGGTCGTATGCGGTTTTGACGAGGTTGCTAATGTCCGATGTTCCGGTTAAGGAACCTGATGGAATTGCCATTAGGTGTTACCTTTCGTTGTTGTGGAGGTTAGAGTCCAGATTGTCTAATAATGTCGTCCAGCTCTTCTTTGCTATTAGCGTTCATCAAGCGAGACATAACATCGGCTCCGCGCTCAGGTGACATACCTGCATCTGCGGCTCCGGTCATCTTCTTGTACGCAGCAATATCTGCTGGATCTACATTAGGTTGACTCTGGTTCGACGAGAGTTCAATACCGAATACATCGGCATTTGCCTCTAGCCATTTAGACACCGACTCTTCAGTTGGGTCAATGTCCTGTGGGATAAATGAAGCGATCTTCTGATTTACCCCGCGAGCTGCGAGGGCATCCTTGATTGTTCGCTCGCGTTGGCCCTTGCTCAAGGTTTCAAACTGGGAACGTAGTTCCTGTAGTTCTTTATCCTTTTGCTTGGCTGCTTTGCGTAGTTGTTTTACAAGGTCATTCGACGAATCGTTTGTAGTGATATCGTCGTCTTCATCCTCGTACTCGTAATTGGACATAGTCCATCTCCCTATCGTTTAGTTGATTTCGCTAGCCTCATATTCAAGTGGGGGCTTGATATGGCTCTAACTCCTGGTCTTACTACACTCCATTGGGCCAGTCGTTCCAATGGCAGGTCTGTTATAGGTTGCCGGCGCGTTCGCGTCCTAGCGCACCCTGAGACATTCCAGATGATGCGCTAAAGGCTGCTCGTTCAAGTCCAGTAAGTTTTTCTCTTTGCTTCCTTGCTTCAGTTGAACCAGCAAGTCCGAAGACTTCTTGCTCTGCTTGGACTTGTCCGTAAGGTTGTTGTCCGTAAATCTCTGCTAACTGTGTACCACGTGGTGCAACTGCTGCTACGGACTGGAAGCCCTGCTGTGCTTGCGCCTTGCTGATACCAGCTGCTGCTAATTCTTCAGCGCGGGTTACACCAGAAGTTAGTCCTGCTTGTAGAGCAGCGCCGCCGATTTCTGCTGCAGTAACCTTGCGCTTAATTTTTTCTAGTCCATTTTGTGGATCAAGTGTGTATGCCAAGACATCAGCATTAGTGATATCTGGATAGAAAGACTTGAGTGAGGCAAGCACTTCTGGGTTAGAGTTGAGAACTCTAGTCTGCGCTGTAGCAATACGGTCTTCTAGTTCTACTGGGCTAACGTCTCCAGCCAAGAACTTCTCGAATCCTGCTTGCTTGCCAGTTGTATCTTTTGAATAGTAAGACTCTGGTAATCCGTAGTTACGCATAACGTTCTGGTACTGGTCTTCTAGACCGATGTACTCAGCAGGAGATAAAGCCGCTAATCCTTTAGCGATGCGCTGCTTATTTGCTGCAAAGCGATCCTGATAAGCCTTGGTATTCTGCAGTTCTAAAGAGAACTGTGCAGGTGACACGTTGCTTTGGATAAGATACTTAATATCTTCTACCAGACCACCTAGGCCATACTTATTAAATTCATTGTAAAGAATATCGTAAGCAGATTGACGGTCACGACGATCAGCTTCTGCAATTCTGGCAGCCTCTTGCCTAGCGAGTAAGTCTTGAACTGGATCCACAGGGATTACTGGGGCAACAGACTTAACTACATCTGGGCCAGTTTTGAATGGTTGGAATACTTGTTCTGCTTGCTCTATAACAACATCGCCTTGCGCGTTGCGTCCGGCTAATGGGCCAGATGTGTAAATGCGTTCTGGTTCACCGAGTTGGTTTGTTATTACTTTAGTAGTGGCTTTGCCGCCACCTTCGCCGAGGCGTGATACGTCTATTCTAGCCATCATTTACCCCATAAATCCAAAGTCTTTAAGTACGGTCTGGGCAATATCTGATGCCTCTGAACGTGCTTGTTCGGTGTACTGCCAACGGTTATCTTTGCGTAGAGATCTTTGATATTCGTATAGAGACATTTCTTTATCAGGCCCAATAGCCATACGTAGAGTTGGATCATCTAGTGTTATCGAGTTTGGATTAAGTTCCAAAGTCTGAGCCAAGATACTTCTGTATGGAGAATAGATAGTAGATAGATCTACTCCTGAATCAACAATCTGCTTAACGGAATCTGGCATACCAAGAGCCGCTGTCTTGCGGATGGTTGACTTGATTGCGTCTATATCTTCACCTGCTTTAAGGCGTGCTTCAAAACTAGAGATCTGATCTTCGTCTAGTTTAAGTCCATTAGCCATAGCAGTTTTCATTAAGTCCTGCCGAACTCCTTGAGCAGCACTTGCTTCAGCAGTTGCTTTCTTGGCTTTAAGAGCATCAAGTTCTTTCTTTAAGTTCTTATCCTTTTGGATAGTCTCAATAAGAAACTGTTGCTCGTCTAATCCACCGGTAACTCTGGCTGTTGTCTTGCCACCTTTAGTCACATACTGGGTACGAGTAGCAGCCTTTTCCTGTGCCTTCTGAAGTTTATTGGAAAGGGCAAACACTTCTTCAGGCGTGGCTTCGCGTCCTAGTAATGAACTTATTGTGTCCTGGATTACACCAGCAGCCTTAGTAGGATCCCAGATCCGAATATCTTCACGGACAGAAGGGCCACCTGCTGCACCAGCAGTAGGATCACTTTCTTGAATAAGATATTCTCTTACAGTAAAAGGTTTGCCAAGTTTTGCTGATTGTAAAGCAGTTGCTTGAGCTGCTGTTACATAAGCATTGGCTAACTTATCGCTATATTTACCGCTTACTGGTACGTTGTATCCAGCCTTTTTCAGAAGTGCGGCAAGTTCTTTACGATCAGGAACTGGCATATTGTAAAGATCAATAGCAGTTGGATCTGTAGTTGCTTGGCCTTGAGCACCAGCCTTAAATCCACCGTATGGATCTGGGGTTGTTGAAGACATAGTTGATGCAGGCGGTATATAGCCATTCTTCCAGTTATTAAAGAAGCCAGTCTCTGCCAATTTAGTCTCCAATTAGTCTTGAAAATAGAACGTTGTATGCGTCTTCTGCATTTGGGTTCCTAGATGCGATTTCCTGCATTGCAAACTTTACGTTCTGCTTTAGCAGATCCTTGTAGGAAAGTGCTGTTGCACTTGATCCGACAACTAGATCACGACTGTAAATGTAATTGTCGTAGATCTGAGACATTTCTTTCAACGCATCAAATGCTGCAGGATCTGACTTACGAGCCAGAGATGAGTCCGGGCCTTCGATCATATTCTGCAAATCTTGGTAAGCAGTTTGACGTGCTCTCTGACGTGTAGCACCCTGTCCTAGTTCAGCCTGAAGCATTGGTCGAGCACCCTTGAACTGTGTTGCCCAAGAATCCCACATAGTCTTTAACTGAGTCTTCTGAGCATCGTTAAAGGTACTAGCAAGTTCTGCCTCGTATGAGTCCTTTTGCTGATAGTAGAACTGAATATCACGAGCAGATTGAATATCTTGCAAGTGGTCATCTAGCGTCTTGCTAAACTTAATACCAGACTTAAATAGTAGGCGGTAAGCGTCGAAGTCAAAGTCGCCTTCTTTTGGCATTAAGAACGGTGCTGCTGCTGGATAAGCATTAAGCAACTTCTCGTTCTTATCAATCCAACCTACGGTTTTATTAACCGCACGAACTACTGGTACTACGTTATCGTCTGATTCAGATACTGTGTATGGCATTTGATCTGGGAACAAACGAACCCAGTCTTCCATTGCTGCATCTAGGCTTCCCTTATTTTGAGTAATAAGGTTATTGAATACCTGCTTAAAGTTAACGCGTTTATTTGCTCTAGCCCATTCAGCCATCTCTGACTTGAGTGTTACTTGCGGTGATGCAGGTGCAAAGAATCCAAAGATAAAGCGCATAGCAAGAACGGTTACTGTAGTAGCGCCAAGTTTTTCCTTGTGCTTTGTTAGTTCACCGGGTGAAGGAGGAATCCATTCACCAGTCTGTGGATCAAACGTTGGCTTTAGACCGTGTCCAGTAGCCTCAAGATATGTTGCTGCTTTACGGAAAGCTGAAGCATACTGGGAGCGACGTTCGTTACGATCAAGGGTTGCTATGAATCTAGATACGTGCGCAGGGAATATAGCGTTGACCATTGGTTGATCTTCGGCATATGCTCCAAGAAGAACCTTCTCAAAACTATCAAGAGCAGGAACTGCATTAAATATAAACTTCAATGGGATCGCTGCAATAGGACCAGCGAATGTTGGGAACAAAGAATCTGGGTTCATAGATGGGGTAAGCATCTTTAATTTGCCACCGAACTCAACTGGCATTGGGGCTTTGAAAGCCTCTGGAGAACCGAACACTTGTGCCACATCGCTCATTACTTTATATACAGGAGTTAACCCTGGATAGAAGAAGTATGGCTCGCCATTATCATCTTCTTGTACAAAGCCTGAGTGCGTTACGCCTTCGTATGTAAGAGATAGGCGACGCAAAGACTCTGGGTTGTATCGAACTGTGCGGTAAACACGGCGATAGAAGTCTTCAGTAGCACGATAGAAGCGTGCAAAGTTACGGCTAGCCATAGCCAACTGGCTACGTACTGCAGGGTTATCAACAAACGCTAGGACTCTGTTCTTTGCTAACTCTTCAGTAATAGCAACGATTTCTTTCTTTGCATTTGTTAAAGCGAACTGAAGTTCGTCACCATCTAGACCCTGTGTAAATGCTTCGACAAGACGTTCTTCAAAGCCAGACTCTGCCATCTCCTTGCGGATACGGATCATCTCGTTAATAACAATAGGCTCACGGGAGAAGCGAGCATTAGCCTCACCCATTGCATCCCAAGCCTTATCAGTTAGGCTCACTGCAAAGTTACCAGTATCTGATACCGGTACGAGTGTTGGGCCTGAGATAAACTCTGGAGTTAACTCTACGCTCATCTTGTTAGGCAAATCTTCAAGGCTTAGGTTCTTAGCAGAGACTGCTACTTTGCCACTTTTATCAGTGATGCGAACCTTATTAAGAAGATCCATATTGATATCGCCATTACGCTTTGAGTAAAGGTTACGAACTGCGTCATATGCCTTCTTAGCGTGGACATTTATATTGCCGCCTACTGACTCATCATAGAGCTGGAAGCGAGCACGTTCTTTTGCAGGCAAGTTACGGAGATATTCACGCATTGCCTCTAACGCTTTAGGTTCATTATCTAGGTTTGCTACAGCGATCTTTGCTAGATCATCAGTAGATGTAACACCTAGTTGCACAAGCCAAGAGATGCGGCTTTGCTGATTTGCTACTGGGTTGAACTGTGTAAACGCTTTATCGCCCATAGCCTGCTTGTAGGCAACACCGTCAATTTCAATGCCTGCCATCTTACCAAACTGAGCAACGTCATTAGTGGCAACTAGATACTGATCTGCACCACGAAGACCGTTCTTACCGCCTTCTGCAATAGCGCGAAGCGTGTCATCAAGGTTACCGTATTTAGCAATCTCTGCTAGATACTCTGAACCCTTCTTATCAACTACGTGACCAAGGCCATCGTGAAGAATGGCATCAGCCATAACTTGACGTACTTCTTGTGGGGTCTGTGCTTTAGCAACTTGACCTGCATACTTTTTAAGATCTTTACGACGAACCAACTTATTAAGTACGCCGACTTCGCCTGCTTCAAGATCAAGCGTAAGAGCCTTCTTGCCAACAGTAGATAGTTTATCTTCTGCGGTTAAACCTTTAGAAAGACGAATACGTGTTGAAAGAGCACGGCCCTTTACGATACCAAAGGCTGAATCACCTACTGCTAGGTGCATCATTAGGTCTTCAGTTGCGTTACGAATAGCAAAACGAGGACCGGCAAGAGTTCCAATAACCCAACCAGATAGAACTTTATCTACCCAACGTTGGTGTGATAGACCCATTATCTTTCCGATAATGCCTGAACGTACAGATAAACGATCTAGATCTGTAACAGATGGAACTGCGATACCAGATGAAAGCTGATATGGGAACAAAGCAAGTTGCTGTTCACCGAACTGTGCAGGGTTTCCCTTGTTTACGCCATCTACGACGATATCTGCTGCATACTTCTTTTCAAGTCCACGTCCAGCAAACTGATCCATATAGGAAGCGCCTGCTTTAGACTTAGATACGCCACGAATTTCTGCAACTGTATTCCAAAGACCGGTAAAGATCTGCTTACGCTGACCTTCGCTACCAGCATCAAATGCTTCAGCGATCATCTTGCTGTGATAACGTGAGTTAGCAAGGCGTGCTACGCGATATACCTGAGTTGTAGCACTTGGAGACATAACATCAAAGAAGCCATCTTTGAAGTAAGGAATAGCAGTAAACTTTGCAGCGAAGCGATCAATGCGACCTTGAATTACATCAAGTGGCATACGGATAGATCCAGTAGGCCCCTTGAAACGACCAAGACTCTTTTCTGCTTGAGCAATTTTATTTGTTATATCTTCAGGCTTTAGTCCTGCTTGAAATGCTGTATCTCTTAATGTACTAGCCTCATTCAAGCCCGTAGCAATATCTGCATATTGTGGTTCTGTTCCATACAAAGCAGTGATGATCTTGCGACCAGACTTGTCAATGTTAAAGACTTTATCGGCTCCAGTATAAATAGCGATACGAGCCTTGCGTGCAGCATCTAATCTAGGTATTAAAGGTGTCTTACGTGCAGGTTGTCCGGTAAGAATAGTCTTAACATCTACGATGTTTGCAAGATAGTTCTTAGCTGTAGGTGCATCCTTAACGCCTGCTTTAATAAACTCGTCTATTGCTGCAGGTCCGAACTCAGGAGCAATACGCTTTAGTCGAGTAGAAGCCTCTGTTGCTGCAACGATATTCTTAGAAGAACGAGCAGACTTTAGATTATCAAGTTCTTTGCCGTATTGGTCAAAGAAGCCGACTACCTTTGGATTAGTAAATGCTTGATCTAACTTCTTAGGATCTCCTACGATTTTAAGTAGGGCGTAGTTAGCGGCATCGTATGCCTGCTTTGCTTTACCAAGAACAAGTAAAGGATCGGTGTACCAGCGAAACGCTGCATCACCAACGCCAGAAATACCTTTGTATAGGAAGCCAGTTCCTTCTAAAGACTCAGGAAGGATTGCGTTAGCAACTTCTCGACCCGGTGAATACTTAGCAGCAACTACTGCATCGTAGGTATCTTGAAATAAAGGATCCTGCTTTTGGCTTGCCTTAGAAGCAATTTGCTTTTCTGCTTCGGTACCAGTAGCGATAATCTCATCTAAAGGGATTCCAGATGCTGCCTTGATAGCAACGCTTACGCGATCTGGTGTGTACTTAACCTTAGCCTTTTCAATGCGGGTTGGATCATAGACTAGATCACCTTTGTCGCCAGCGGCATCCCAAGCAGTTTTAAGTCCAGATAAACCTTTTAATTGGTTTCCAGGTTGTGCTGCTTCAAGTTGTTCTCCGACTTTGCTGAAACGATAAAGACGCGTCATAAAGTCTGACGCTTCTTGCAAGCCAGCAAGCGCTGTTCCACCTGTGTAGTGCCAAGCACTACCCCAGAAGCCACGCTTCTTTCCAGCCTCTTCACCGTTAAAGGCAACAAGTGCTGACTGCTGATCTGCAGGAAGCTGGCTGTACTTTTGCTTTGCTTGAGTAGTAGGCAGGTCTAATAAAGACTTGTGTGTATCAAGTAAGTTTGAAAGAGCATCAACTTGCTTCTTCTCATTAGGATTTAACTGAGCTTGAGTGCCAGCAAGTTTTAAGTTTGTGCTAGGCATTAAAGTCCTCTGGATGCGGCTTGCTGATAAAGGATTGTTATTTCACCTGTTGTGTCGAAGGGAAGAAGTTTTGCTAAAGTATCTGAAAGTTTTTCTGTGCTCTTACCAAGCATAAGTGCATTGGCTCCTGGTCCTGCACCAAAATCAATACCTGCAGTAATAGGTTCTTCTGGGCGTTGTGAATCAGCGAACAAAGAAGTTACTGGAGCCGCTGGTGTTGCAGCGGTTGCTGGTGTTGGTCGAACATCTGGAGTTGAGGCAAGTGGAGCGCCAGACTTAATAGCCTGTGTTTCTTTACCTTCACCGTAAGCGATTGAACCGAGTTTCATCTCTGGTGTTCCAACGCCTGAATCTGTACGTGCTGAAAATTTACCAGGACCTGAAGCGCCGGCGAGTGGACCTCTAGCCATCTGTTTCCTCCTGTATGGTTTCTAAATCTTGTGCCATCTGTTCCCACGCTTTGTGGGTTTCTGTAGTTCTATTTGAGTGGTAGATACTTAATTCGTATAGTGACTCAAAGAGTGTTTCTATTACTTGCGATAGATTAAAAAGTGTTTCTGTAAATACAACTAAGAAATCTGTCCAGCGTACAGGACGACGTATTTTATTATCATTCATCGCCCTGTACACCTTTCAGTAGTTATTAAGCCTTCTTGCCTTTGCGACCTGCTGGAGCGTAACCGAAGTCAACTTTGCCTCCCTTTACAGATCCTGCCTTAGTATCAACCTTAACTGGCTGTACTGGAGCTGGAGCGTGTGATCCTTTATTCATTTTTTACACCTCCCTCGGTTATGCTGCACCGGTGATACCGGCTAGTAGTGTGGCTATATCAGGTTTTTGACCAGCAGCAGGGGCCGTACCACCTTGTTCTTGTGGAGGTTGCTGCGAGGCAGGGGCGGGGGCCGCACCTGCTGCTGGAGACATAGGAGGCATACCTGGTGCTTGCATCTCAGGTTGCGCTGGTTGTGCTGGTGGAGTAAATACTTTTTCTACAATGGACTCTAGTGAAAGTCCTTTTTGACGGCCTGAAATAACTTCAGCAATGCGAGTAACAACTTGTGTCGGGTCTTGACCCTGTGCCGCCATCTGCGGGATCGCTTGCGCGTACTGCGCAACTGCGACGCGGAGGGAGTCGCGCATCTCTTCAATATCCACGCGCTGTTCTTCTTGCGTAACATTGATCTCTACCGGTAACTCTCGACGTACGTAATCCCTGGAAACGAGCTTATCCGAACGCATCTGAAGTAAAGCGATGACAGCACGGTTAGGATCCATACCAGACATAATGCCATAGCGAACATCCACGCCGTACTCGCCTTTGATGTCGCGGGATGGAATGTATTTAAGTGTATATGGGGTTCCATCGTCTGTTCCCTTAATAGTCTTCATAATGCCACCGAAGAGTTTTTCATCTACTTCAAAGCAAAGACCGATTAGTTCTTCAAAGAGTCGAGCAAACTGTGCCTGTGCTGCTTTGATCTGTGTATCAAATCCAGCCTGTAGTGCTTGCACACCGCGACCAGTAACAACAGATGCGTCAATCTGACCAGAGCGTGATTCAGGATAACGAGCACCGAGACGTAGTTCGCGCTCTAGTACACCTGATTCAGTAAAGACACCAGCAGGAAGTTCAAGACCTACACGACGGATACCTTGTGGATTAGCAGAACGCATAATCGCATCAGGACCAAGGGCAAGTTCTTGTACATCTTGTGGAATAGCAATAGGCGCTTGGATTGACTTCTCAGCGGCTTGGATCTGCAAGATAGCAAAACGAGCACGAGCGAGTTGTACAGCCAAGACATCATCAAACTGACCGCGTGCTTGGTTGTCCAAAGATGGACGAATACGAACACGGGCTAGGCACTTGCCTATTGGGTTTGGTACACGAGATAGAACCAAGTTATTACGATCAGGAAGATAGATTAGATCTTGCTCTGCATCGTGGTAACGGATCATCGTCATATAAGGAGAACCAGGTTGGAAGTTGTTCTTCTTTAGGATCTGTTCTGCAAACTCTGGGAACTGTGCTGATAGCGTGTCAGCGTCAGACATAATAAGTTGGGTAAGTGAAATAGTGCGACCGAAGCGGTCAATCTCTGGGTAAGCCCCAGTAGGATCAACCATACGGATACGAGGATTGTTTCCTTCGTAATCCATCTCTACCATACCGATAGACATACCGTAGGTGTTATACCAGTCAGCGTTGTTGTAGTTCTGCAGCGCTAGGTCTGAGAATGAAACGTAATAGTTAGCGATACGAGTTCTAGTATCAGCAGCTTTGCGCTGAGCATCGGAAACCATATTAGTTGCTGAGCAGTTAAAGGATGGCATTGGTGCGCCGGCTTCAGCCAAGTCGCGTGCTGCAACGTCAATGAAGTTAGCAACTAGCGGCTTTGGGTAATCCTCGGAGAACATCGAAGGGAATACTTTGGACAAGTCTCCCTGACGTACAGAGAGAACGTCGCGCATACGCTGATCGCGTGGAGCGTACTTGGTACGCAAACGCGCTAGCTTCGCGTCAATCTCTTTAACTGTTAACAATGGTGTTCCTTAATTTGCAGTGTTTGGGTATACGCCGGTCTTCTTAGTAATCTGAGCCTTTTTCTTTTGACCAGCAATAAAAGCCTTTTCTGATTGTGAAAGTGGAGTTGCCTTTGGCTTTGGCTTTACTGTTGCTTTAGGTGTTGGCTTCTTTGCTGTAGGCATTATTACTCCTTAGATGAATGTCTTATTCTGTTCAGCTAGCATCTCATCTATATTGATGACTACTCGCTTACCTATCTCACGACGGGATAGGAATGGATTCCTCATATGGTGGCTGGCGTACTGACCGTAGTTGAGCATTTCGCGTGCTCGGATCTCACAGAACCAAAGAGCCATAACCATATCTGTCTTACCCTTAGTGGTAGGTGTCCACGTAATCAACTGCTCGATAAGAGCCTTGACGTTTTCAGTCTGGTCACTAGGTAAATGTATTAAGTTATCTCGGTGATGCTTGCCATCTATTTGCTTAGTACCAAACAAAGTAGCCATAGATGCCACACCAAAGCCTGAATCCCACTTGTTGCTACCAGTATGGTGTTCCTTTAATAGAACTCCGCGTGATTGCAAGAACTGACGGATGCCTTCATCCT